ACCGGAAGTCGCTCCCGGCAGCAGACATCAGGCGCGGGTTGTTGATGTAGACGCCCCCGAGATCTTCCCAGGTGCGGAGGACACAGAAGCGCGCATCGTCGAAGCCTGGGGTCACCGACTCGTCGTGACCATCGGGGTTGCCGTCCGAATCGCGAATCGTGACTCCAGGCAACGCGCCCTGGTCGATCTCCGCGGTGTCGATCTCTTCGCTGACGTTCGCCTGGCGAGGCGCAACGGCGAAGCTCGGCGGGCGGTAGTAGCTGCGGAACGTGCGGCCACTGGTGACGCGTGCCGAGGCCGCGCACACCATGCCATGCGTCGTCGCGAATTCGTCAAAGTCAGCGCTGATGTCTGCGAGGTAAGCAGCCTCGGTCTCGAGCGGGTTCTGTGGGCGGCAGTGTCCGACCCAAGCACGCTCCTTGTCGGAGGCCGCGAGGCCCACGAAGATCAGGTCAACCGCGCCGGCCTCGGTTGCGTCGAGGGGCCCGCAAATCTCGGCGATGCGCCACTTGACAGACGATGCACCGAGAGCCGTGAGCGCCGTGCCTAGAGACGTTGAATCCCACTTCGGCTCGGTCGCGATGAACACGATCGTGTCCGTAATCGCGATGTCCTTACCGCTCTCGAGATCGAACGTGATGCTGCCAGCCTCCACGATCGTGATCGTAGTGAGGGTCCCGAGCGCCAACGTCGCCGACCAGTTCTTTCCGTTGTCGAGGCTGTACTGATACGTGATGCCAGTGACGCCGACTTCGCCCGCAGTGACGAAACGGATCCGGCCGATGTAGGTGTCATTGGCCGCACCGCCGGCCGTCACGGCCTGGTAGGGATCTGCGAAAGTCCCGAGCGCATCGACTGTGCCCGCGGTCGCGGTTGCCGCCTTCACACACAGCACCGGCTTTCGGTACGCCTCGATCGCGTAACACGCGGCCTCCACCATGGGACCGTCTTCGAACTCCGCGATCACGTCGGCTTTGCGCGAGAACGCCGCAGGAACCGCTGCGGTGCCGCCCGATGCCACGCCGACAATCGCGAGCAGCCGTTCTCCGCCAACGGCCACCCCGGTAGCGCCATCGGTTTCCGTGAGACGGACTGCGGGCTGTGACATGCCCGCTGAGATAGCCCCAGGGTCAGACCTTGCCGGACTGCGCCAAGCGCACCAGGACCCGCTGCGCGGCCTCTACCAGGCGCGCCGGGACGCCCTGGGGGAGGATCTTGCGCCGCACCCCGCCCTTACCCATCCCGAGATGATGCAGCGCCGTAGGGCCCGAGAGCTGCGCAACCACGACAGTGCCGTGGGCCTTCACGGTCAGCGCCTTGCCAGCATTCTGCAGGGCGGGCTCGCCGTCTTTGCGGGCGGGCCACTTGACGCCTTCGGGGTCTGTGCCGGACGCGATCTGCTTGCGCAGATCTCGCTCGAGCTCGATAGCCAGCTCCTTAGCGACGAGCTCCGGCGCGGCCTCGAGCGCGCCTAGCCGATCGATCATCTGCTGCAACGGGTCGGCCATGGCTCACAGACTCGAAACCTCGATTTGGGGGTTGTGCGTAACGACGTTACCGGTGGATTGGATCTTGTTCTGAATTTTGAATGTCTTGGCCGCCCCGGTAAATGCAACATAGGCCCATGCCGTATTCGCTGTGGGCAGCTGCGTCGAAGTGTACCGCTCGTCCTCAAGATTCACCCCGTCGGTATCGTTACGCACACGGGTGAATGCCACCTGCCCGGCCGTGTCGTTTAGAAAAAACACAGTCCAGCTAACCTTGTACGTCCCGGTGAGCGCCGGGGTGGTGAGGGAAACCACGTCCGCGTACGTCGTGCTGTTGCTGGCAGCCTGGCCTGTGCTGGCGCCGGTAGTCCTGGCAATGACGTTAGCCACTGGGTCGGAACCGCCAGACGCGTGAGAACTAGCATGTGTAGTGGGTGTGCGGGAGTCTGATAGACGCGAGTCGTTCCCAACACACGCCGTGGTCGACGACGTGCCGTAGGCGACCGTGAGCGTCCTATCCGCGCTGAGATCTCCGCCGCCGGTGAGGCCTGTGCCCGCGATCACCTGACGCGACGTGGCTACTGCCCCGATATCCGACGCCGCCAACGCGTCAGTGCCCCCCGTCGCGTGTGACGTCTTGTGCGCTGTAGGCGTGCGAGAGTCGGACAGCCGCGAGTCGTTGCCTTGACACACCGATCCCGACGTGGTGCCAAACGAACAGGCAAACGTCCGATCGGCCGCTAGACTACCGCCGCCGGTGAGCCCAGTGCCTGCAATCACCTGCCTGCTCGTCGGGGGCGCCCCGACCTGCGCCGCCGTGACTGCGTGCGGGTTACTTACGTCCAGCTCGTGGGCGTCGATGTCCGCCTGCACTACCGCGACGTCCGCGGGCGTGGCCGCGCCGACTTGGGCTGCGGTAGTGTCGTGGGGATTGCTGGTATCCGCCTCATGCGCGGCTAGCGCTGCAGCCACGCCGGCCATACCAACCACGCTTAGGGCCACATCGGGCAGGAACTCCACCTCAACGCCGGCGCCGCCGTTGACCAGGCCCCAGATCCGACCAGCTAACGGTCGTGTGAGCTCGGCCGGATCTCGAGACACTGTCTGCGAGTCCACCAGAAACGCAAAGTTGCCGACGTCGTCGTCCGTGACCGGGTTGCCGTCGTCGTTCAGCACGATCACCGACAGGTGCGTCGTGAATAGGTGGACCAGCACGGGCACCGGTGCCGTAGCGGATGCCGGTTGGGTCTTGGCGACGATGCCGATCGGAGTCAGGGATGGATCTGTGGCCCCCGGCACGACATGGCCGCTACCATCGAAGCACACAACCGCCCCTCGCGGGTAGGCCGTTGCCGGTATCCCGGGCAATGTCCGGGACGTGAACACCCTCGGTGTGAGGATTGGATCGGCCATGGCTCAGACGTACGGATCGGCGTAGGGGTCGGGCGGGATCTCGATTGTCTCGGTAACGTCCAGTTCCGACACACCGATTCGGGCGCCCAAGATCGCGCCGGACACAAACTCGCGCGCAGCGTCGGGGATCATGGCCTGCACAGATCCAACCACGCGAATCGCGGCACCCCACCGCCGCTGCGTTTTCTCGATCTCCCATTCGACGGAATCGATCGTGTACGTCCCGTGCGCCGCGAGGTACACCGCCCTGTACCAGGCGTCGAACAGCAGTCGGGTCGCCTTGTACTGCGCCGCCTCGTTCTCAGGCGCGGTCGGATCCTGCGACGTGATGTACACGGTGAATAGCTCCACCAGCGTCCCGAGCGGCCGTGGGTTACGGCCCGGATACCTGGGCGGCGCGATCTCGCCGACGTTGCCGGTGCGATCGTCCCCGGGCACCCACACGATGCGCGGGCCCGGGCGCTCCTGGCGCGACGTCTGGCGCCACCCGAACGGGTTTGCAGTGGCAGCAGCAGCCGCAGCGGACGGCGTTGTGCCGAACGTGGCGTCGGTGGTGAACCTGGCCACGACGTCGCTGTACAGCTTTTCCAGCGCCAGGGTATCAGCCAAACGAACCCTCCCCGGAGTCGTCCTCCTCCTCGGCCGTCCGGCGCTGCACATCGCGCCACACGTATGGGGATGTCTCCGTGTAGGCTAGGGGCGCGCCGTAGGTGATGCCGGTCGCGTGCGTGTCGGCACGAAGCGGCAGATCGAACTTGTTCTCATCAGCGGTGGCCGCTTCCGTGACCTGCGCCCACGCGTCCTCGGCAATCTTCTGCATTGCCGCGAATTGCGCGTCCGTGGGGTCGACGCCGCGCTTTAGGTAGAGCTCGGGCGTGAACAGCTGCGCCAGCCAATTCTGCACCGCCTCGGGGTAGGGCGATGCGAACGGCGCCGCGTAGCGCTTGCGTAGCCTTGCGTCGATGAGTCGCGAGAGTGACGCCAGCCGCGCGGCAATCCACCCCGGTGCCAGCCCTTCTACCTCTGTAAGGTAGTCGGCTGGCGCCAGGGTGAAATTGGCTAGTGTGGTGGCGGTTAGGTAGGCCGGGTCGGCCATCTAGGCCCTCCCGGCAGCCTCAGCTCGCTTCGACGCGGAAGAGCAGGTAGGGGTGGCCGTAGTCGACCACGTTACGGCCGCGAACGACCCACTGCAGCTCGTCCGCACGCGCCAGATCGGCGTCCGTCATCGGTGAATTGTAGGTCACCTCGAACGGCTTCCGATTCTGGTAGACGATCGCGCCGAGCTCATCGCCGCCGAGCTGCTCCGCGATCACGTAGTAGGTCGTGTCCGACCCGTTCGTGAACACGCTCGCGAGCTCGTCCGCGACGATCGGAGCCCCGGCAAGGCCGAGATTCGCGATCACGCCCGTGATGTCGCCGGAGCCGGCGCCAGATCCCGCCGCTTGCGCGATGAACTTGGCGTTGGTCAGCTGCTGCGCGCGCGCCGTCAGGTCCGGCGGCACAAGCAACCCCTTCGGGCGGAGCTTGCGCGGGGCCTTACCGTTCGGCATCTTGATCTTGCGGATCGACGCCACAACGCGATTCAGGTTGCTGAGCGCGTCCTCAAGGTCAACCGACTCATCGATCGGCGCCTTGTCGAAAGCGCCGCTTCCTGACCCGCCCGAGAACAGGTTAGAGTATGTCCCCACGACGGAGTCGAACGGGTTGAGGGGGTGCGACTTGGAGAAAAAGATCTCGCCGTCGTAGGACTTGGACGCGGCTTGCGTCCCGTCCCGGACCTTTTCCATGACCTTTTCTTGCGGGAAATAGGCCATGTACGCGCCGACCTGGCGCGACCACGACGCGGCCTGCTCAATGCCGCCGCCGTCGAGATCCTCGAGCTGCGAGCGATTGAGCTTGAGCCCAGCCGTCGCCGCCTTGTTGACGATCTCTTTGGTGTTCGAGACGAGCTCCTCGAACTCGACCGTACCGCCGAGGCGGTCCACGTAGTCGATCGAAGCGGTTTCGAGCAACCAGATCAGGCGCTCGCGCTTGCCCGTGCTCGAGAGCTCCTTGGTGAACTGCGTGTAGTACAGGTCACTCGTGAGCCGCTGGTATTCCTTCGCCTGAATCACGCGCATGCGCGATTCAAGGTCGAACACGAAAGAGGGAGTCAGTGCGTTACCGGCCGACATATCAGTTCACCTTCACAAGCACGCCCTTGGCCGAATCGACGGCCAAGATGATCCCCGCCTC